GCCGGCTTGAATAATCAAATCCCCAACCGAGTTTGCAATCCGCCCGTTGACCTCCAATGCCACCCACGGATTTGTCGGGTTGGGATTGTTGATTGAAAGCACACCGGTCAGATTCACATTCGTGCCGGTCGCATTGTCCACGCGGGGGCTGCTGATGGTGATGCTGCCATCACCGTTGGTGACAAAAGTCATGTTGGTGCCGGGAACCAGGCTGGCGAAACCGTTGGTGCCGAAATAAAACAGCGAGCCTTGCGTGAGGCGCGTGGCCACGTTCACCTGGTTGGTGCCATCCGCTGCGTAGATGCTGAACCTCGCCGGCTGGTGAATGCCGGGCAGCGTGAGCAGATAGGTGTTGGGATACAGATTCACCACCGGGTTAGAGCCGGGCCACGGCACCACGGTGTAGCTGCCGGCCCAGACATTCACGCCATCCGTCACCAGATTGTTCGCGGCCGTGAGGTTGAAGGTTTTGCCGTAGCCGGCGCCGCCAAACATGGAGTTGAGCGGAAAATAAACCGGCGTGGTGTTGGTTTGGGCCGGCAGCGCAAGAGCGCCGAGCGCCAGAAGAAAAAGAGTAAAAAGTTTTTTCATAAATTGGAGATGGGCGATGGGAATTGGGAAATCACGCGAGGGTGGAACATTCAAATTTGTAACTCATCGTGATGATCTTGCCGGTGGTGGCCTCGGGGCCGGCCACGATCTTGGCGCTTTGCAAAATGGCGTTGGCGTAGGTCAACACGGCCGCGTTGCTGCTATCCGGCTGCAGCACCAGCCTGCCGGTCTGCAGCACCAGCGCATCCACGGTTTTCAGGAACGCTGTCTGCGCGGCGATGCTGGCGAGCTGGCGCACGATGCGGAAACCGACCGCGCGATCCACGTTGCCCAGCGGCGCCTTGTAAAGCGCGCCGCCGCCGAGCGCCGCGGCCGTGGGATCCTTCTGCAGCAGCCCGGCCACGCCCCAGTCTTCCCAATGGAAACCCGCGCGACCGCCCCCGGCGAAGTTGGTGTCATCGCCGAGGACGGTGTTCACGGTCCCCACAAGGAAGGTGGCAAGCATTGGAATTCAGAAGGCAGAATTAAGAAGTCTTGGCCGGAGCCGGCGCGGCGGCGGGCGCGGCGGGCGCGGCGGGCGCGGGCAGGTTGATGTGGTGCAGCGCGTAGTCCACGGCCGTGCCGAGACCGCCAATGGCGATCTGCAACTGGCCGGTGGCCGGCGCGGCCTTCCAGCCGGCGATGATGCCCTGGATGATTTTGACATCACTGGCGATGTCGATGGTCGGCGACGGGGGCGTCGCCGCTACGGGCGGCGCGGCGGGCGTCGGCGCTACTTTGGGCAAGCCGGCGGGAGCATCGGCGGCGAGGAGGAAACGAGTTGGTGTTTTCATGGCGATTTATTTTGCGGTTGCGAGTTTCAGTATTTTCAATACAGCGAGACGATGTTGGTGACATTGCCGGCGGCGTTGGTGCAGGCATAAGTGCCCCACGGCTGGATGGGCACCGTGTTGTAATTGGCCGGCAGCGTGATGACCACCGTGGATCCATTTGTGATGCCCGCACCATTGAAGTTGGTGGAGAACGTGTTTTGGATATACAGGTTGGTGCCGCCCAGCCCGGCCCACTGGTAGCCGTAATTGGCGGTGACGGTGGAGTTGCTCACCACGTTCTGGATGACCAGCGTGCGGGCCGAGAGCAGGCTCGACGCCGTGTTGGTGACCGACATGAAGTTGTTCAGCACCGGCGCATTGCTGGAGCCGACCACGGTGATGCCGCCGTAAAATACCTGGGCGGAGGCGGTGTGAACGCCCAGCAACGCCAAGCCGACGAGCGCGAGCGAACGGAGCGGACGGAAGAACGAACGGATTTTTTTCATAATGTGTTTATTTTTGGTTGATGTTTTAAGGGACGTTTAACGGACATTTTTTAGGCCACCACACTGACGGCCGCGGGCACGCCGGCGGCGAAGCCGCGGGTGGTTTCCCACATGGTTTCGTTCACGCGCAGCGGTTCCGCGCCCCACGCCACACTGTGGCTGGCGAGCGCGGCATTCTTGAGTGTGATGGTGTGGGCGTTGCTGGCGATGACCAGATCCGCCGCGGCCTGGCTCTGGCGCTGGCCGTGCGGCTGGCTGATCTGCATCTGCGTGTCAATCTGCGCGCCGGTGGGACCGATGGGGATGCATTTGACGCTGCCGACATTCGTTTTCTCGCCCACGGTGAAATCCACCGTGCCGTAGCCATCGCAGGTGAAGGGCTTGGCATCGAGCTTCCATGCCACGCGGAAACCTTTCTGCGCGTAGATGCTGCCAAAGCCGCCGATGCCGGTCCACGAAGCCTGGAACCGCGCCTTGGAAAAGTTCGCCCGGCTGAACGCGCCATCCGCGTAGGCGTTGGTGCCGCGCGTGAAGTAAGCGCCCGCGGCCTCCGGATTCAATCCGTTGCCGAGGATGGCGGTGAACTCCACGGCCGCCGCCCAGAGTTCTTCATCCACGCCCAGGTATAATTCGCCCAGCTTGGTGAGCTGCGCGTTGGTGTAGATGATCTGGTCATTGTTGCGGCCCTGCAGCGTGAGCGGCACATCCACGTTGCCGTAAAGGCTGGTGCCGGGGATGGGATTCAGCGCGTAGCTGGGGAACAGCAGCGGCAGCGCATCCCAGTTGCCGTAAAGCACCAGCGGGATCTTGATGACGAGGTCCGCCTTGAAGCGGTCATCCACGCCATACATCGAGGAGCCGATGTCGGTCCATTTTGGATCGTGCAGCACCACGATGTCGCTGCGGGTGAACAGGGTGTAGCCCTGGGTTTGAACGATGGCCGGCGAGCGGCCGAGCTGGTTGCGGAGGATTCCCATAATTTATTTTTTGGTTGGGGGTTGTGGTTTGAGCGCGGCGGGCGGCGCCGGGCGGTGTTCGATGAAATAATGCAAGCCGAGCGCGTTCAACCGGTCGGCATGTCGCTGCGCTTCCGGCAGCTCGTGCGCGAGCGCGGTGTGGACATCCGGCGAAATCTCGACGGCGCCATTCTCGGCGTGCGCGGCCACAAAATGCTTTTGGCCTTTCACGAGCGTATGGAGAAAAAATTCCTTCATGCGAAATAGATGCTGGAGGATTTGCTGCCCAATAAACCGGCGGGCGTATTGAAACCGCGCGCGCGGAACAGGCACGGACCAGCGATGGCCACCGGCGTGGCACCATCCCACTTCGTCGCGGCCGCGTTGCCGCTCCACGGATGCGAGCCGTCCGTGGTGAACCAGATCTCCGCCGCCTCGAACGGTGTGAACGTGACGCTCATCGGATATTGATTCACGCCCGGCGTGCTGCTGACGGCCGTGTTCGGCGTGAGCCCCGGCGAGCTGACCTGCTGGAACAAAACCGGATCCGATTCGTAGGTGTGGAACTTGATCCGGCACACGCGCAGATTGTCGTCATCATGTTTGGTGAACACGGAAATGGCCTCGCGTTCCGGGATGTTGTCCGTGATGAGGTTCACCGCGGAATAACATTTCAAAATCTTTTGCGCATACGCGGCCAGCCAGCGGATCGGAATTTGCGGGCCGCGCTGGCCGGCGTTCAGCAAAACATTTTCCACGATGTCCACCATGATGGGCAAACGCAGCGGACCAAATTCCGTCTCCGGCTGGTCATCAATCAAATCCTCGATCGGCAGCACACAATAACCGAGACCCACCTTGCCATCCGTGCCGGCGCCGATGGCCTTGCTCACCTTGGTGGCCACCACGCTCACCGGCGCACCCGGCTCGATGCGCACACCCGCGCGCGCACCCATGAGCGGATCCGACTGCAGGTAGCCAAAGATGTCCGCCTCGATGCGGTCAAAGTTATCCGTGTATTTCACGCGGCACCTCCGGCTGAATTGGCCACAGAGGCACAGAGGCACAGAGCATGGCCGGAAATTAAAATTTTCAACCTCTGCGTCTCTGCGCCTCGGTGGCTAAATCGGCGATTGGAAATTGGAAATTGCAAATTCATCACGCGGCCCCTCCTTTGATTTTGCGGAGCTGCTGCACTGCGTAATCTTCCGCGCCGGCCGTGGCGCTCTCGCTCCATTCATCCACGCTGGGCAACAGCGTGCGATCCTGCGGTTGCGTGACGGACGTGGCGAACCAATACATCACCAGCCCGCCGGAAACCGCGCCGGGCTTGACGTAGCTGGAGATGGCCGCGCCCTTGCGCTGATGCGCCTTCACCACCGTCACGGCCTGCGCATCCACCTGCTTCAAACCGGCGGGACCATTCTTGCCCCAGAACACCACGAGGTTATCCATCTCCCGCGGGCGGACGCCGTAAGCTTCCGCACGGGCGGGAATGGCCAGATACTTTGCGCCGGGCGTTTTGGTGCCCGGCACGATCGTGACATCACCGAACGCGCGCGTCAGCCCCGGCATGTCCGGCCCGCCGAGCGAGATGGTGGCCGTGCGGCCGGAAACTTCCAGCGCATCCGCCGGGTTGATCTTGTCCGCGATGCCGCTCCAGAAATTTGTGCGCCGGCCGCCGAGCTTGTTGGGATGCTCCAGGCCCCACTTGCGGACGTGCGCGGAAGTATCGCGCACGACGCGGTGCCCGGCCGCGCCGAGCAACGCCGTGCCGTATTCGACCATTTGCGCCACCTGCTTCAGCGCCGGCGTGGCGGTGTCGCGCACGATGGCAATCTTGACGTTCACTTCGTCACCTCCACTTTCACGCGATACTTGATATCGCCGGTTTCCATCGCCTTTACAAACGTCTGCAGGATGTCCGCATCAAACCGATCCGCCGGCAGCTTCACTTCATCGGGACCGAATTCGGTATCCGTGGCCTCGGTGCCGCGCGCATCGCCGCCGAGCTCCTCAAATTCCTTCGCGGAGATTTCCACGCGCCCCATGCCGCTGTTGAACGCATACGGCTCATAGTCATTGCCGAGCGTGTCGTCATAGCCGCCGGCACCGTCGCCGAGCGCCTGCCACATGGGCGAATCCTTCCGGGCGATCATGCGGCCGGTGTCGTCAAAAATCTTTTGCGCGTCCTCGTCGCCGGTTTCATCCAGCGCGGCCTGCCAGCGCCCATGCGCGCTGTCCCAGGCATTTTCGGGATCCGACTCCACGCCGCCCTTGACCTTTTTTTCGCCACGGGGAATTTCCACGGAGGCGACACGGGTGAGTTCCCACGCGGGATATTGTTCGAGCGCGTCCGGCTCGTTGCCCCAGATATTTTTCGCCGCGCCCTGCGTCATCATCTGCTGCGTCTTGAAAATCAAATTGAGCCGGTCGGTGGAAAAAATGTCGCGCAAGCTGCCGGCCTCCGCCGGTTCGGCTTTTTCCCCTGGGAAGCCGGACTCCGGATCGTAGCCCAGCAAATGTCCGAGCTGCTTCATCTTCAACCGCGCCTCCGCGAGGTTGTCCGCACTCAAACCATCGGTGCGCGAAAGGATGTTGTTGATGGCGGTGCGGAGCGCCTGCACCGCCGCGGCATTGCTCATGCGGGCGCTGAAAAGCGACTGCCGCAGCACGTCCGCGCCGAGGTTGCGCAACTCCGCCGAGGTGAGCTGCGTGGGCAGATCACTTTTTTCAGCGAGCAGGAGTTGCGCGAGACTTAACATATTTCAAATCTCAAATCTCAAATTTCAATCAAGTGGTGGACAGACCATCAAAGCCGCGCGTGCGGACATTACGGCCGGGGCGGGCAATGGCCACACCGCCGGGAGATTTCAATTCACGCTTGGCCACCATCAGAAAATAATCCGTGGCCGCCTTGGCCTCCGGCTGCCGGTTTTCCGCGAGCGACTTGCCGCTGGGCAGCGCATTCAGGTAGTTCCAGCGGACCAGCGCGATCGCGCGGTTCTTCTCGCCGGTGGGAATCGTGCCCGCGCCCTGCGTATCCACCACGCGGCCGCCCTGGTCGTATGCCTGCCAGATCTGATCGGCGACCTTCTGGATGATGTCGGCCAGCGCCACGCCCTTGTCATCGCCCTTGGCGGTGTCATAGGCGGCAGTCTCGGAATCGTTGAACTGATTCAGCACTTCCGCTTCCGTCAATGGGGTCCAGCCGGTCATAGAAATTTCAAATGGCGAATTTCGAATTGTGAATAAAGTGCCGGCGGCGGGTTGCGAATGGTGGCCGTCCGCAAGGACCGCCGCCGGCGATGAGTTACGGCGTTTGGTTCAGGAACAGGTTGAACGTCTGGCCGGTGAGCGCGCCGTTGGCGCCGTTGGTCTGGCCAGTGGTCACCACCGTGCTCACCTCCACCGCCGTGGCGCCGTCGAACACGGAGGCCGGGATGTTGGTGGCGTTATACGAGTTGGTGGTGCCCAGGTTGGCGAGGACCAGGGTTTGCGGCACGGTGACGATGAAATTGGTCTGCGTGGTGTCATAAGCCAATTTCAAGGTGGCCGTGGTGGTGCCCACCACGTTTGCGTTGGTGCAAACGGTGTTGCCCCAGAACGTCCAGCCGTGTTGATAGGCCGGGAACAGCCAGACATTGGTGGCGCTATTCAGCGTCAAGGTCTGGACATTCGTGAGGCCCACGTTGACCGCCAATGCCTGCACACGGGGTGCCACATAGGTGGTTTGCGCCGAAGCCGGCGTGGTGAACGCCAGCAGCAACGCAATGATTAAAAGCACGAGCAAGACGGATTCAACCATCAGGTCGCGCACGATTTTGTAAGCAGTTTTCATTTTATTATTTCGATGATGTTTTGGTTTTGCGTGGGGCCACCGGGATTGCTCCCGGTGGCCGTCACGCGGTGACTCAGTTGACCGCGAGCTGCAGGATGCCGCTCGTATGTTGCGCGTGGATCAGCTCGTAGTTTTCCACGGTGATGACGATCTTCTTGGGACCGTATTCGTTGAGATACACGGCATACTCGCCGCCGCCGCCGAAACCGTTGAAGGTGTGGCGGACGAGGTTGGACGGATCCATCGGGCCGGTGTCCTTGAGGCCGGTGAAGACCAGGACGTTTTGGCCGATGATTTCCTGTTTGGCCGCAGAAGTGTTCTGGTAACGCTCGGCGTTCACCAGCACACTACCCACACCCAGCGCGGCCGCGATTTCCGCCTCGCTCTGCGCTTGCGCGCGGGCGATGGAACCGGCGGTCAACTGGCTTTCGTAGGCGTTGGCGCGCTTGAGGTGCGCGCGATCGCCGTAGGCCACGTTCTGCGGGTAGAACCCGGTGACATCCGCGAGCGTCAAAATGCGGCTGCGCAAATCGAGGTCGGGATTGCTCGCGCTGTCCCAAGTCGTGCCGGCATTGATTGCCGACGCCTGGTAAAGCGCGATGGCTTCGAGGATCGAAGCGCGATTGAGGATATCAATCAGCCACTTCGTGTGGTCCTGCTGCAGCTCGGGTTTTTCCTTGAGCTGATCGCGGTCCAGCACCACGGACAAGCCGCGGTTGAACCCGGTGAGGTCCGCCTTGGTGGCGGTCTTCTGCCGGACTTCCATGAACTCGGCCAGCAAACCGCGCTTGACCTTGGTGTAATCCACGGTTTCAAACGGTTCATTCTCGTTCCAGGTGGTGAGCCGGAAGATTCGGCTGGGCGTCGGGCGGGCCGGCGCGATGAAATCGCGCAGCTTCACGAGGCCGTTGCCGGTCATGCCGGAGTAGCTCGCCGCGAAGAGCGTGAGTTCGGTGATCGGTTCGCTCGTGCGGAGGAGCGAATCGTTGGGCAGGGCCACGCTGCCGCTGGGCAGGTTGTCCATGTCGTTGGCCAGGGCGTAACCCTGACCCGCGAGCGCGCCGGCGATGGCGGCCTGACGAATGGCGCGGAGAGACCCCGGCACCTTCGTGTTTTGATCTACAGTCGTTTGTTTCATATTTTTTTAATGATGAATTTTTCTTGGTGGTGATGATGCTTACAGCGGGTTGTTCGGGTTGGTCAGCGTGCCGCCGGTGACGGTGATGAGATACGGCACGTCCGGAACGTAGGGGATTTCCATCGTGCTGCTGGTGGCGGCGATGGTCGCGGCCGCACGGCCCACCACCCAGTAAGTGCCGTTCGCCACCGTGGCAACGTCCGACACCTTGCCGCTGCCGGAGGAAACCAGCAGGTGATCAATCGTCACCGCCGCGGCGGCGATGCCGATTTCGTAACCCGGCCGGGCCCCGAGCCGGCGCACGGCCAGCACGTCGCCCACGGCATACGGCGCATCCGGCGTCACGCCCACGGGCATGGCCGCGAGGTTGGAGCCGCCATTCGCCAGGTCGGCGTATTGGTAACCGCTCGCGCCGCGCTGCACGAGCAGGTAGCGGCCGGTGAACGGCGCATTGCCGGACGCCGGATCGAGCAGCAAAGACTCGATGCCGTGTTCGTTGATGAGGCCAAGCGCGTTGGGCAAAGCCATGGCGTGGGCCGGACGGAAGAGGCAGTCAATACTCGCGAAGAGCGTGCCAAGCAGAATCGCGAAACGTTTTTTCAGTTGTTTCATTTTTATTTTATTTCGATGTTGCGGTTGTGCAGTAACGGTCCTGCGTGATTATTTGAGCGACGCCTTCGCGGCGTTGATTTCGTCGAGCGTGATGGAGCCATCAATCTCGCGGATGCGGGCGCGGGTCTCGCGCTCGGTGAGTCTTTCCTTGAGCACGGCCACGATGGCCGGCCGGCGTTTCTCCCACAGCGCGGCGACGGCCGCGTCGTGATCTTTCTGGCGCTTGATGACGGCGATGGCCTGGTCGCGCGTGAGGCCGGCGGCGACCTTCTCGGCGATTTGTTTTTCCTCGGCGGCGCGCTCGGTTTCCTTCGCCTCAAAGGCGGCGACCTGGTCGGCGAGGGCTTGGTTCTCGGCGGTAAGCCGGGCGATGATTTGTTCGGGCGTTTCCTTGACGGGCGCGGCCGGACCGTTGCCGGCGGCGGCATCCGCCATCAGAAGCAATGCGAATTTTTTCATGTTTTGATGATTTGAATTTTGCGGTGGGTTGGGCTTACGGCTTTTTGGGCGCGAGCTTGGCGGCGAGACCGCTCCATTTCGGGAGCGTCATGATGCGGTTGTGCGCCTCGCTGATGTTCTGGCCGGTGGATGGCAACTCCTCTTCCATCGCCTTCTTGTATTCGTTGGCGAGCGCGGTGGCCTCGTTTTCCAACGCGGCGGCCTGCTTGCGGGTTTCGTCGGCGTTTTCGCCCGTCTTTACGACCGGCGCGGCTTCGTCCAGTTTCTTGAACTCGGCGGCGAAGTCCTTCGCGTTCGCGAGCGCGGTGATGGTTTCCTCGCGCTTTGAGACCGCGAGCTTGCCCTTCTGGATCACGAGATCCACAGCCATCTCGGCGCGTTGTTTATTCGCGACCGTCACGTCGTTTTCCAACGCGGTGACTTTGTCCACGACTTTGCCGGCGAGCAGTGCGGCAACCTCGGCGTCAAAATCCTTCGCATTTTCCAACGCGGTGATTTTGCCATCGCGATCGGCGGCGGCGATCCGGCCGCCGAGCAAGGCACAATCCACGGCGAACGTGGCGGCCTTGCGGCGGAAGGTGTTGGTGGTGGTGGTTGATTTCTCGTTGGCCAGCGCCGTAGCTTCACTGCCTTTGGCAGCGAGCACGGTCTTGAAGCCGTCAAGAACCTGTTCTTCGGTTGGATCGGCTGCGTTGGCGAGCGACGTGGCGCCCATGGCCATCAGCCATCCGGCTAGTTTTTTCATGTCAGTTTTTTTGTTTTTGTTTTTGTCCTCGGCGGATGGGATGGCGGCACTGCCGCCCCGGTCGTTGGCGAGGGATTCAACACCGGAAATGTTTGGAAATTGCGTGAGCGCCACGCTGATCAGCTTGAACGGCTTGGCCACGATGGAATCGTTTTCCAGCCCGACCGGCAGCACCCACCAGTAGGCGGAGGGAAACTTGTAGCCGGCCTGCACCGCCGCCGCGCCGTCATTGTCCAGGGCAAAGTGCGCCTCGATGCCGCGCTCAGACTTGCGGATCTGGTCCACCACGCCGACCTTGATTTTTTCCGCGCTGTTCGCGAGCGACTTCGGATCCACGTCCTTGATGTCGCCGTGCAGTTTGAAAACCGGCACGCCGACAAACGCGCGCTTGAGCCTGGTGAAAAAGGAATTGTCCTTGCTCACCAGCGCGTCGGCGGATTCGTTGTCGAGCGCCTGGATAAACTTCTTGGTCTTCGCCACGCCGGCGTCGGCATATTGATACGTCTTGGGCCAGCGGCCGAATGGTGCGATCAGACACCAGCAGTCATCATCAATGCCAGCGGCGGAATTTTCCAAAGCCTCGAACGGCATCGGCTCGTCGCTGTTGGCGAGGGCGACAATCCGGCTGCGGTCGGCGCTGGCGGCAAGCGCCAGCAAACCGGGAGCAAATGAACCGGCCGGCGCAATCACCACGTTAAAATGTTTTTCAATGATGGATTCTTTTTTCATTTGGACGCGGGGTTTTTTAATGCCTGGGCAAATTGTTCGGTGGTGAAATCGTTGATGACCTTCGCGGCCTTGGGGCTGGCGTTCACGTCGGCAAGCAGCTTCACCAGCGGGCCGTGTTCGGCGGCAAACTCCTTCATTTTTTTCAGCCAGAGCGCTTCGTCCTGTATCTGCATGATGGAATTAAACTCGTGCGCAATCGGCGCGAGATCATCCGCGTGTGCGGCCGCGAGCGAGGTGATGATTTTGTGCGGCGCGCTGTCAGCGTTCGGCAGCGCGTAGCCGAGGCTCGGCATCGGCAGCGTGTTGCCCTGTGCATCCTTCGGCGCGGTGCCGATCTTGCTCCACGCGGCGGCGGCATCCACCTGCGGGCTGGGCATCAGCGGACTGGCTGTCTGCACCGCGCCGGGCTTCGCGCCGGCGGCGATGGGCGTGTTCTCATCCGTTTTCGCCGGGATGGCCGCCTGCGATTTCTTGGCCGGAGACCAGTTCGGTTTCTTGTAGCGTTTGGGTTCGTCGGCTTTCGGCGCGGCCGGCGCGGCGGGTTTTGCCGGCGCGGGTTTTTCCTCGCCGGGCTTGGCCGTTTCTTCCTTCGGCATTCCGCCTTCGGCATTCGGGGGAACGGCCGGAGCGGACGGCGACAAGATGGGTTCGTCGTCTTCCGGCTCGCGCCAGCCGGTGCGCTCGCGCGCCTGCGCCACGCTGATGGGCAGGCCCATGTTCACCCACGTCTGCGTGTCCGTGGCCTGCGGCGTCTCTTCTTCCTCGCCGTGGAGCAGAACAAATTTTGCGCGCGGTTCCTGGTTGAACAAGTAGCGGATCACCGGCCGGTCAATGCGCCGCTGCGCGTAGCCGTTGAACCACGGCACGTCTTGCGAGAGCAGGATGCCCGACTCCTCCATCTGCATGTTTGCGCCAATCGGCTTTGATCCTTGGCCACCGCTGCCGCCACCTTGGCCGGTGGCGCTGCCACCCCGCGAGCTGGTCGCCAGATCCACGCCGCGCAGACATTTTGAATAGAGCCGGTCCACGCGCTCGACCAACGGCTCGAACGGCGTGTGATTTTTTTGCGACTGTTCGAGAAACTTGAACGTGGTGGTTTTGTTCGCCAGCACGGTGGCATCGTTCGCCAGCGTCTCCAGCGCCTGCAATGCCTGGTTCCATTCGTCCGTGCCCTGCTCGGCATCCGTTTCGCCAATCAAGAAGCCGGATCCGTAGCGCTGGCAGAACAACAGCCAGTCGCGCATCGGAAACCATTTCAGCGCGAAGGCGGTCATCAGCGGGCGCATCCAGCCGCGGCCCACGGCCGTGAACCATTCGCCCTCGATGCACGGCTGGCCATACATATCAAAGATATGCTGCAGGTAGCCCAGATAACCGCGGCGGGATTCCATGAACCACACCGGCACTTGGCGGAACTCGCACGTCACCTGCTTGGCGCCGGCGCTGTCCACGCGCATGAGCATCTCGTGCACGTTGTATTTCATCAGGTGCGCGCTCCACGCCGTCTGGTAAATCAAATGGCTCACGCCGCCGACTTCATCCTGATCCAGCGCGTGCGTGGCGGTGAGGTTGTTATAGAAATATTGCAGCGCCTCCTTGTGCTGGTCGCCGATGATGGATCCATCGCTCTTGATATCCCAGGCGAGCGAAGCCAGGTCGGACGCGCGCTTATCGGCATTCACGCCCAGCTCGCCGTCAATCTCCACCATCACCTCCCAGATCTTGCCCACGTCGCGGTATTCGCCGATGCGCGCGGCGTTCCGGTAGCGGGTGAGCATGTCCATGTCCAGCTCCGGCATGGGGGAATACCGGAGCCGCATCGCCCACTCGATGCGCGCCTGGTTGAACTTGGAAAGTGCGGAGATGTTCATGAGTTTGGCTCCCCGAGGCTTCCAAGGCTCTTAACCCCCGGTTTAATCCGGCTGGAAACGGGCTTAAACGGCTTAAAGAGACGCCCTTGACCCGGAAACCGGCTCTCGGCGGCGGAAAGCCGGTTTTTGAAATGGTTTGAAGGCAGGGTTTTCATAGCGTCACGGTGCCCTTCACCTTGCCCATTCCCATGCGGCCATACGACGGGTTGGGATTTTTACGGAGGGCAGCGAATTTGAACGGGCCGTTGCCGGTTTCCACCGCCCGGATCATCAGGGCCACGCCCCAGAAATGGTCCGCGTGGCCGGCTTCGTCGCGCACGGCGGCGATGCTCACCCGGCCGCCGGGGCTGACAATGCGCTCCGGCTTGCGCAGGTCCTCGATGGCCTGCGTGTCCAGCTCCACCTCAAAGGTCACGGACTTGTCCTCAAACCGGTTCAACAGCGCCGTGGCCATGTTTTCCGTCACGCGCGTGGTCGGCACCTTGTCGCCGCGTTTGCCCTTGCGGCCTTCCGCCCGGATGAAATCGTTGATGGGTTCCGTGGTGGCGAAATTGATGCCTTGAATCCGGTTGCGGCCCCAGCTTTCCTCCTGCGCATATTCCACCAGACCGAGGCCGAGGCCAGTCATGTCAATGCAGCCTTTGCGGAAGCGCGGCAGCCGGGCAATAATCTCCAACTGCTTTTGCTGGTCCGGCAGCCGCATCCCTTCCATCCGTAGCAGGCCGATGACCTTGAGTTCGTTGCCCTTCTTTTCACCGACCACCTGCACCGACAAGTCGCGGTTGCGGCCCACGTCCTGGCCAAGATACAAGTCGCCCTCGGCGCGATACATCCGCGCGATGCTCACCGCGCTCCATTGCTGCTCATCAATCGGAATGCCCTCGCGCATTGCCTGCGTGATGAGTTCATTCGTGAGCAGGCACATGTTCTCATCGTTGAACTTGCACTCGTAATTTTGGTCGTATGCGCGTTTGTCCAACGCCGCGGCGCGGGCCTGTTCGGGCGTGATGGGTTCGCGCGTGTTGGCGTCATATATCTTCACGCCCATTTTCCACGCCTCAGTGCGTGTCACGCGGCACACCCAGAAACCAGCCGTGCTCTTGAATAGCGTGCCGTCGTTCGGGCCGGCGCCGCTGGCCATGCGGAAAAACATGTTATGCTTGCCGTTGCCCGTGGAGCTGATGCGGCAGAGGTATTCCGGATTGCTGCTCAGGATCGGCTCGGCGGCTTCCCAGATGGCCGCGCTGTTTTCGTGGAACGCGAATTCGTCCAGGATCAGGTCGCCGGAGAAACCGCGCGCCGTGCGCGGATTGGCCGCGAGCACCTTGATGCGGCCCACGCGGGTGACGCCATCCACCTTCACGGTGATGCGCACCTCCATCTTCATGTTATCGTAGGTAAGGTCGGGCGAATCGTCGGTGGACTCCATGACCACGCCGAGCTTGTTGCAGACGTCTTGCGCCTTGATGACAAACTCCGCGCCGTTATCCCGCGAGTTGGACAGCACCGTGACGAGCCACGAATCATTCGTTTTGAGCTTGTCGAGGATCCGATCGACCGCCCAACTCGCCAAAGTGAACGATTTGCCGATTTGGCGGGACCAGTGCAACACGATGATGCCCGCCGTGCGGTCGTTAAAAACGGGGCGCTGATATTTGCGGAAGGAAACCGGCTTGACCTTGACCGTGGCCGGCTTGAGCGGCTTGACCTCCGTGAGGTTGCCCAGGCTGCCGCCGCTTTGGGCGACGGCGCTCAGCGCAACTTTATCACGGGATTTAAGGCGGGGAGGCATCAGCTCGTTTTCTCCTTGTGGCCGACCGCAAGGTCTTCCGGCAGCTCGCCAAACAATTGCCGACGCGCTGCATCGATCTTCTCCACATCCGAAAGTTTGCTGGCCGAAATCGTCCTCAATTCCTTCACCGCCGCCAGCGCCGCCTTGGCCGCATCGAACTGAAATTTGCTTTCCTTCAGTGCCAGATCCCGTTCCTTCAACCGCGCACTGGTCCGGCCAAAGCGCTCGTTCTGGTCCAACTGCACCACCGTGGCAAACTGGTTCACATCCTTCTTGCCCACCGTTTGCGAGATGAAGAACTGGATCGCCGTGTCGCGAATCTTGTCCGCCGTCCAATCCTTCTTCTGCTTGCGCAGAAATTCCTCGAACGCCTCCAGCGTGTCGTTCGATTCCTGCAGCTCCAGCTGGTCCGCATACCAGGACAAGAATTGCGAGACCGCCCGCGAGCCAACCTTGATGCCATCGTCCGCCAGCCATTTGCGGATGGCGGCCTGCGACCGCTGCTCCGCCGGGCCTTCCGTGCGGCGCAGCCAGATTTCGTGCTGCCGTTCCTTGGGCAGATTTTTCAGGACGGCATCCGGGCGGGGTGTGTTGGTGGCGCTCATTCATTTATGCAGGTATGGCTCATACCATCTCCAGCCGGGCGGCTTCGCCCGCGTCGTTGATGTTCCATTTGCGGCCAAGGAACTTGCCCTTGACGCCGGTGAGCCAGCGCTTGGCATCGCACACGGCCAGCGCGGCCTCGAACTCCGCCAGCGGGATTTTCTCGCCGAGCCGCAACTGCGCATCCGCGTGCAGCACCGGCTCGACCATCTGCATCCCGTCCACGTCGTGGAGCGCGTCCAGGATGGCTTTGGCAATTTTTAATTCGCGCGCGGTCATGGCTCAGTCTTCCTCCGATTCAAGCTGTTGCATCAGGGCTTCAAGCTGGGTGGAATGGTTTTCCAGAGCCACGCCCACCTGGCCGGCAATCAGCATCTGGCCCGCGAGCAACCGGTTGATGCGTTTGTGCAATTTCTCGGTGCGCTCTTCCATCAGCTCCTCGATGCCTTGCACCCGTTCCTTCAGGTCATCGACTTCCCGCCGGGTGGCGAAATAACTGGCGACGGAAATCAGCGCGCCGACCATGCCGAAGACCACCGCCGCACAGACGACGAATAATCCGATTTCATTATTGGTTGCACCCGTGGTGACAGTTTGAGCCAGCATCATATTCCTTGAATCCTTTGTTGATACGCCGCGATAAAATGTTCCGTGATGAGCACGTCCGATTTGTTGCGATACGCCGCCCACAGGCCCAGCGCATCGCAGGCGAGCAGATACCAGAGCGCCGGGTTGAGCACGGGCGCAGCCGTGCCGGGCGCGAGAAACAGTTCGTTGCCGCAGTGCCGGTAATCCAGCAGCACGCCGGGCACACGCGGCACGATGTCGTTCTGGTTCACCACGCGGAAAGAACGGTCGCCGAGCGCGGCGTTGTAGATGTCGCGGAAAACCGAATTGCCCACGCGCGGACAGCCGAAGGTGATGACGCTCGCGACCGGGAGATTCTGCCGCTTGAATTCCAGCGCGCATAACGTGGCCAGCGCGCCGCCGAGCGAATGCCCGGTGATATGAATCGGCGCGGTCGGGCTGACGGCCAGCAGACTCTTCACCGCCGCCACCGTTTCCACATCAATGGCCTCGAAGTCTTCCAGGAAGCCGTGATGCACGGAAGCTGTCTCGCCGGTCTGCGCCCAGAACAGGTCGCTCATCCACGCCTCGGCGTCGTGAATGAAATCCTTGGGTTCCTTGCTGCCGCGAAACGCCACGATGATGGCCGGCTGGCCGTTGATGGTTTCCGCCACCACCAGCGCCTGCGCATCCGTCTTGGGATCGCAAACCGTGTGCTCGTCATAGGCCCGCGCAGAGCGCGCGGCGAGCAGCCGGATCAGGTTCCAATCGGGGATGGTGATGACGGGGTTCATGAGTTGCGTTGTATCCAGGTGGCGACTTCGTGGTTGAGCGCGCGGGCGCGGACGGCCAGTTCGCGGAGCTGGGCGCGGTTGCGCGGCGTCCGCTTTTGCGCGCGCAGTTTTTTGAACTCCGTCGCCAGCCACGTTTGCGTCGCCGCAAAATGCGTCAGGTCTTGATTGGCAATGCTGGTCATGAGCGCAGGGCGGTGATGATTAAACCCACGACGCAGAGCGCCATCAGCCAGCCGCCGGTGATGTGTAGGTCGAGGGTCATGGGTTCACGCGTTCTGGATACAGCACATGCCTTGGTCCCAAACAACGTGTGTGTTGGCGCCCTGGGCATTCATGCGGGCGGATTCCTTCGCGCACCACTCCGCGTAGCTGATGAAGCCGAACTGCGATTGCAGCTTGTGCTCCGGGTTGCCCCAGACGGTTTTGTTTTTGCGGGAGGTGAGCATGGCTTTAAACGGTGTTTAAGGGTGGCCGTGCCGGGACTTAAAACGCGTAGCGAATGCCGCCGCCGACCAGCAACCCGCCGGCGTTGGGCGAGGACTGCGCCGCCGTGGTTTTGGTGAACGCCGTGTTTTCCAGCGCGTAACCCACGCCGACGTATTCGCCCAGGTGCGCGTTCTGGCGATACTCCACTTCCACGCGCACGGCGGCAAAGCCTGCGGAGTTCCAGTTGTCATAACCGCCGCCGACGCCGACTTGCGCGGAGACATCGCCGATGATTTTGCGGTAGCCGATCCAGCCCGCCGCGCCGGCTGTGCCGGACTGGCCGGACTTGTTCCCTTGGTAGAGATCAGCGCCGATGCTGAAATTCGGCCACGCGGCAATCAGCCCATACTTTTGGATGCCGATGTCCACTGCCGCCTGCCCGGAGTTTTGGAGATACACCGCGCCGACGCTGGCCACGATTTCGTTGGTGCCGTAGTAGCTGGCGTTCGTCGGGTTGTTGGCGTTGATGAAACCTTCCGCCGTGTTCAGCGCCCCGCCGAGCGTGGTGGCCGGCGTCACGGTCAGCGCGCCATTCGGGCCGGTGGTGGTGACGGTGTAACCGCCGGAGGAGTTGGTGGTGACGATGAACGACTGGCCGTTGATCGTGGCCGGCTGGCCGAGCGTGATGAGCTGCTGATTGAGCAACGCGGAGATGGTGGCCGGGTTGAGCGGCGCATTCGTCTGTGCGCGCACCGCGCCGACCGCCGCGAGGGTGATGCCGGCGATGAGGCCGAGCGTCCATTTATTGAATTTTAATTTCATAGGTATGTTTTATTTGGTTGATGGTTTAACTGCGGAAAGAGAACGGCCGCACAGGCACACGGAGGGCAAACCGGGAAAGCGCTGCACGACCGTCAACGCGGCCAAGGAGGAACCGTGGCCAGCCGCGAAGCCGGTGACCGAATTCGCCATTCGCGATTCGGCGTTTGAAGTTTGGTTTAGTTTGCCCTTCACGCAGGACAGCATGAGGGAGCTTTGGAAAACCGCACGTTAGTCACTAACGGAATCTATTTTGGGAAGAAAAAGGAGGGCTGCGGCATTTCCAATCTCCAATTTCCAAGTTCCAATTTCAAATTGGAATTTGCAAATGGCAAATTGGCAATGAGTGCCCTCCGTGTGCCGGCCATCAAAACACACTGGTGGAAAATTTGCAAGAACGGCTTACTTTGCCACCGAGACACCGAGGCGCCGAGAAAAAGATTTTCCGGCTCTGCGCCTCGGTGTCTCGGTGGCTAATTACTTCTCCGTGTTCGCGCGGATGTAAACCAACTGCGCCGCGAGATACAGCCAGACGGAAAGGGAGAAGGCTGCCAGGCAAACTACAAACGCAGCCGGCGGACCAGCGACGCCCACCAGCAAAGCGATCACGCCGATAAAGACAAACACCACGGCCAGCAGCAAAATGATTTCCGCCTGGCTCCGCACCTTGTCTGCCGGAGTGAGCGGGCGCTCTGGTGCGACCGGAGCCGGCGCGGGCCGGGGCGGTTCAGGTGCCGGTTCCACCGTGAAATAATTTTCGCAATCCCGGCAGCGCACCACCGGGGCCGTGACCACTTCCACATTTTTAGAATTACACTTGGGGCAGTTCATGGCGCTGATTTATTGTTTGAGTTTTTAATCCGCCGGGAGAACAATCACCAGATTAATCTTTGAGTTTATGACGAGGGAAGTCATGTTGAAAAAGTTTCTGCGGCGGCGCAAGGTGGCGCTGACCACGGCGGAGTTCCGCCGCTTCATCGGTGCCGGGCGTGTTCCTCGCCAAACTTTTTCAGTCCGACCACACGCGGATTTTCTTCCGGCTCACTGCTGGCGGAACTGCCACCAGCCGAATTAGCCAGCGCTTCGCGCAAGACATCCCGCAAGTCCGACAACTTTTTTTCCGCCGTCTTCGCGCGGCGCCGCCAGATTTCCAATTCGGTTTCTTGCGCGGTCTCGCATAGCACCATGCCGCCGGAATCTCTAAGCTGGTAAATCTCCTGAAGTTTTTCCTTCAGCCGGTCGCTGCCACGGCCTTCAAGTTCCAATGCGTTGATGGTCGCAATCGAATAACCAGCGATCTCCGACACCTGCTTCAGTGTCAGTTCTCGCGTCTCTCTGGCGGCCTTAAAGTCCATTTACATTTTGTGTAAATTATTTCTTGCTAGGAATTCCACTCTGTGTAATTATTGTTCCAGCACGAACGAACAATGAAGAATCTCACACCATCCGCCGCAAAAGTCGAATTAAAAAAACGCGGGCACTCCTACCGGTCCGCCGCGCCGTTTATCGGGCGCGGCTACCAGTGGATCAGCGAGGTGCTTAACGAGCGGGCCACGAGCCGGCCAGTGCTGGAAGCCATTTACCGGTTGCCCATCCGCCAGAAGAAGGCCGCGAAATGAAAACGCCCAAGCCCACCATTCCGCAAGTCGAGGCGTTCGAGCGCCGCGCCCTGGCCAATCTGCCGGACAGTCTGGAGCAACGCACCGCCGACTTGGAGGTGCTCGTCTCCATTCTGCCGCGCGCCACTTTCGGTTACGTCGCCGCCGTGGCGATGCTGGACGGCCTGCGCGCATCGCAACAGGCGCAGAAGGAATTTGTTTTTGGAGGTGCGAAATGAAACTCACCACGTCCAATGCGGAGGCGGCGCTGGCGGCGGTGCGCGCGCTGGCGGAGGGTCGGGCGGAGAAACGCGCCTTGCTCACCGTGCCCTTCACCGCGTTCCGCGCGCCACTGGCCAAGGCCGAATATAATTTCGATGACGTCCTGCGTCCGCTCGGCGCGAGCGCGGGCCGCCGGCACTTCAATCTCGCCGATCAGTGGCCCAAGTTCTGCGCCAAGTTTGCCGGGCAGGAATTCGTCAGCACGGATTTCGCGCATTTCGTCGGCAAGGAAAACACCGGCGTCGGCAGCATCAGCGCGTTTGTCCATTTCAGGGCCAAGAAGGGCGAGATTGTTTTCACCGGCCGCAAAAATGCCCAGGCCAAAATCTGGAGGTTCGCATGAACTTGCCCAATATCCTCATCGGTCCCGCTGGTGAAATCGCGGCCACTATCGCGGCCAGCCGCCGCATCATGGACCTCAAGCCCGTCAAGGATGTGATCCGCGCGAGCGACAAGTTCACCGAAGTGGAAAAAACCTTGCTCCTCACGCTGGCGGAAGAACGCGAGGACATGATCGCCGCCCATCACCTCGGCAAAACTCACGCCCTATGAACCACGAACCGATCCAATTCCTGCCCATCGCGCCGTTCTGGAAACAGGCGCAGAACGCCAACCGCAAAGCCGCGCACGCTTTCCTGCTCGGCCTCGTCATCGGCACCGCCGGCACCGTGCTGGCCGCGTGGCTGATTATCTCCGGTCTCAAATTGGCGATTGGGAATTGAAAATTGGAAATGTCATGAACCCAAATGCCGCCAACATGAGTCCGCTCGCCGATATCAAAGGCGTGCGCCTGCTCACGCGCAAGAGCGCGGACGCCATCTATGCGATGTCGGATGGCGGCGACCTGGTGGAAGGCAGTTATCAATGGGTTTGGAATGTGGCCACCGATCCGGCGGGCATCATCCGCGACCTGCGCTGGTGGATCGGCGAAGCGCTGGCCCCCAAACGGCAGGCGGATTTGACGCTCCCGCAGGTCATCAATTTTATCCTGCCCGCGAACCGCCGCGAGTTTCCCTCCGGGGAAGTGCAGGCGCTTTTACTGGTCAGCCGGCCCACGCTGATGGAGCTGCGCGCCGAGCTGCTCGGCGACCTGCGCGCGGGCGGCAGTTTTTATCCGCGCCCCGGTCTGGTGAAATTTTTCACCACGCGCTGGCTGGGTGCCTGCGGCACGGCCACAGCCAAAAACAATTTTGCAGAGGACGGCGTCGGCTCCAAAAAAAACATCACGTGGCCTCAGCCCGGCTGTCAGACCGTCCCTGCAAAAACTTTCCGATTGCAAAAAATGACAACGTTACCTAAACCATGAACACACATGAAAACATTCAAACGCGGCACGTTCGAGCAGTGCCTATTCTTTCAAGACGGAAACGCTGGACACTTATTGGTGAAGGTTCGCGGGCGCGGCTGGTTTCGCGATACGCGGCGGGCATATACTGCGGATTCCAAACCGCCGTCCCGCGCACAAGTTCTCACCTGCCTGACAACTCAACTGGAATCAGCCTTCGAGAAAGTCTCCATCACGAGCTATCGGATTGTCCGTCGCAAAAAGCCGTAGTTAGTTCTCGCTCACGCGGCGAAGAAAGGAGCTTCGCCGTATGAGCAAGCTCGTCAAATCTTCCTTCGCTAGGTCGGCCACTTTTAACCACAAGGAACACGCCGACCGAATCGACCAACTCAACACGCAAGCCCAAGCTGCGCGGCGTATCGATGTTGCGCTTGGCCTTTACTGTTTCGAGTTAAAGGAGATTCATTTACAGCCCGGTCAGTTTGGAAAATGGCTAGCGGAAAATAAACCGCATCTGGCGCGGCAACATACCGGATCAAAACTCTGGCAACCATCCCGGTCGCTTGAAGCTGCAATGAGCATCGCGCGGTCTTCTTTGGAGGTTTGTGGCTATAAAATCAGCGACTACATTTCGGTGCTCTCCAATCAAATCCCACGCGTGCGTGGGATTTGCGAATCCGGGCAATTAATGCTGCTGCCCGAAGAAAAACTCCCCGAAGAATTTCAGAAGCTGCGTGAAGAGATTTTTGCTTTGGTGGATGGTAAGTCTCAACGGCAGTTATTGTCCGAATTCAAACAGATGGATGACGACACCGGCAAGCCCAAGCGGGGCCGGCTGAAAGGTTCCACCGGTCTCACCAAGGAGATGCGCGAGAAAGCCGCGCAGCGCGCCGAGCAGGAACGCCTGAACGAGCTGGAGGAAACCATCATCGGGAACATTGACTGGCTGCTGGAAATCGCCGACGCCAAAAACCTCGGCATGATGGACGGCAAGCTGCTCAAGAAATTCGCCGACGCCGCCGACACCGCCAGCGGCTTCGCCAAACGCGTGCTCGAAAGCCGCACGACCAACGGAGGTGCCAAGTGAGCCAGCGTCTTAAATCCGCGCCCCGTGGCGTGCGATTGGAATACAGCAACCGGCGCAACGGGATTGAAGTTGATCTTCTGGTCGTCGAGGAATCGTTGCGCGGACGCGGGCTGGGCACCCAGGCGATGATGCGGCTGCAATGTCTGGGCCGGAAAATCATCCTCTCCGCCGTGCCGGATAACGGCAAAAAAACGGCATTGCATCGCTTTTACCGCCGGCTCGGTTTTCGCGCAGCGGGCAAAGATGTCGGCGGCAACACGGTTTTTGAATGGCAGCCAAAAGTCATATCAGCCAAACGCTTCGTCGCTGCCTTTAAATCGAAGCTCCCAAAATTCAACCCGGCAATTTTGAAATGATCTCCGACCTCACCACCAGCGGCAGCGCGCCGGCCACTGTTCCACATGGAAAGTCCGACGTCGTCATCGCCGCGCTCAATGGCCTGACCAGCACCGTCCAGCCGGTGCGCGACGTGCAGGCGTATTTAGCCGCGCGCACGCCGGTGCCGGATTGTGCGGAGGAAAAGAGTTTGCTCATCACGCTGCCGGCGAAATTGCAGTTGGAGGTCAAATCGCTCGTGCGCGCGTGCAAGTTCGTGGCCGATCTGGTCCGCGAAAAATGGTCCGTGCAGTCCGCCTGCAAGAACGCGCTGGCCGTGTTCGACAAATGGCATTGGAAGCTCGCCACGTTCCGGCAGAAGTATGACACCTGGGCGAAGACGCATGACTGGGTGGTGCTGGTGAACCGCGCGAAAGCCCCGGCGGCGTGGCGCGAGGGCAACGCGGGCTTGCCGGCCCCGTTCCTGGCCTACTGCGAAACCAAGCTGGCCCGCTTCGCCCGGCGCGATGCCAAGCGGCAGGCGCTGCTCGCCATCCATCGCCAATGGCTCACCGGCAAAAACGAGGATGGCGTCCGGGAGGCGATTCCCGGCTACGGTTTCAGCGATGGCCAGACCGGCACGGTCCCGGTCGGTTGGAGTTATGACAACGTGCTGTCGCAGATCAAGCGCCGCGCCCGGTTCACCAAGGCCACCCGCGCGCTGTTGCACGAGGGCGAATCCGCCGCGCGCGAATTTCTGCCGCATCAGCTCGGCTCGCGGCGCGGGCTGCGCTTCCTCGAGAAGATCACCTTTGACGACGTGCGCCTGGACTGGCTCGTGTTCGATCCCATCACCGGGCAGGCCGTGGAACTCTGGCTGCTCGTCGCGCGGGATGAAGCCACGGCGATAGTGCTCGGCTTTGTCATGCACCCCGCCACGGTGAACGAGGCCGGCAAGGCCGCGCACCTGGGCGCGCGGCAGATGAAGGAACTCGCCGCCTATCTGCTCCAGCGCTATCCGCTGCCGCCGTATCTGGTTCACTGGCTCGTGGAACGCGGCACCGCCACGCTGGCGGAGGCCGTCAAGGCCGCGCTCGCGGAACTCTTTAACAACCGGATAAAGGTGCATTACACCAGCATGATCGGCGGCACCTCGCCGACCGGTTACGCGGAAAAGCGCAAGGGCAATTCACGCGGCAAGGCTTCGCACGAAGCGCACAACCGGCTGTTTCACACGCAGGGCAGTTTCATCGGCGGGCAGACCGGCGCCAACTGGGGCATCCGCCCGGCCGACCTCGAAGCGCGCATCCGGGAATGCCAGGAGATTCACGAGCGCGCGCAGACGCTGCCGGAAGAAAAGCGGGCCGAGGTGAAATATCCGCTGCTCACGCTGGCCGAGGCGCGCGAGAAATTCGCCGCCATCTGTCACGAGCAGAACAACCGCACCGAGCACGCGCTGGAAGATTTCGGCACCGTGCTGGAAGTGCAGACCGCCACCGGCTGGGAAGTGGCCGAGGCCGCGCAGCCCGGCGTGCCGTGCCGCTCGCGCATGGAGCGCCCCACCGAACGCGCGCTCCGCCTGATCCGCAGCGTGGACCGCTGGGAGAAAACCTCGCCGGACATCGTCCGCACGTTTCTGGATCACACCCAGCGCTTCGTCACCGTCAATGCGCGCGGCGAAATTGAATTGATGATCGAAGGCCGCAAGCTGACCTACCGCGCGCCCGAAACCGGCCCCGCCGGCGAAATGGTGCCCGGCCTGAAATGCCTGGCTTATCACCATCCGGGCGATCCGGAGTTCCTGCATCTCACCAGCGGTGATGGCCGGATTCTCGGCACCTGGTGTCAGCGCGGCCGCAGCACCTTCCTGGATCAGCAGGCGCTCGCCGAGGCCATGCGCTACACGCACGCCGCCCGCAGCGCCGCCCAGGCCGTGGCCGGCGAGATGGCCGCCCCGCAGCGCGAGCAGCTCGACGCCATGCGCGAACACAACCGGCAGGTTGCCGGCGCCGCGTTTGTTGTCACGTCGATGGTGCCCGATGCGAACGGCGGCAGCGACCCCAGCCGCGTGGCCGCCTCGCTGGAGGCCATCGACGCCGCCGGTGAGCAGATGAAGGTCAATCCGCCCGCGCCGGTGCCCGTGGCGGATTGCACGGAAGATTTACTGAAACGGGCCAAGAACATTCCGCCCGTTTCGGAAAAACACTGGGACTGAGGTCCCAATCAAACAACAACCAAAAACAAAACACTGAGGGCAAAATGAGCAACGATAAAATTGAAACGAATCCCGGCAAATGGAAACCCAACGAGGCGCAGAAGGAAGTCCTCATGGGCCTGCTCCAGGAGTCCGACAAGGAAAAAACCATCGTCGATTTCGCCAAGAAATTCCTGCCGTTCGGGCGGAGCAAATTCGACCAGATCATGGACGTGTTCGATGCCGCCCGGCCGCAGAGCTACTTCGACAAGGTCAGCGACGAGGTGAAAGTTGAACTCATCGAGGAACTCGCCACCATCCTCGAACGCATCCCGATGAAGCGCCTGCAACTCGCGCGCGTCACGGAAATCAAAATCCACAAGACCTCCAAGATCGAGGCGCTGGAAGCCGCCATCAACGAGGCCAGCTCCAAGGACGGCCCCGAGCGCCTCATCATCCAGCTCGGCCCGACCGGCGCCGGCAAGACCATCACCAGCAACTATCTCGCCTCCGCCGTCAGCGCGCGGTTCGTGGAAGTGCGTGATGTCTGGCGCCGCAGCGAATCCGGCATCGTGCCGCTCACCGACATCTGCCGCGCGCTCGACGTGCGCGTGGCCAAGTATCGCAACCGCGTGGCCGACATGCAGGACGGCCTGATTAAATTCTGCGAGGAGCGCCGCGTCGTCCTGTGCTTTGACGAGGGCGAACATTTCGGCAAATCCGCGCTCAACCTCCTCAAGCTGCTCCTGAACAAGACCAAACTCGTGCCGGTGATCCATGTGGTGCCCGGCGAATACGAGAAGTGGTTCACCTATTTCCCGAACGAAGCGGACCAGATCGCGCGCCGCACGCACGCGATTGTGGATTGCAGCATCATCGATCCGGTGGACGCCGCGCTGTTTTTTCCGGCGGACCAGTTCGAGAAGCGCACCGAGGCGCTGGAAGTCATCTGCCGCGAGGCGAATTCCTTCGGCCATTACTCGCTCATCAACCGCGTGGCCGGCGAGCTGCGCGGCATCGTCAAGGCCAAGCTCGGCGAGGCCGGCGACGTGGCCACCGCACTGGCCCGCGCCAAGCGCCAGATGAAAACCCCGCCGCGCTCAAACAAATAATTCCCATGCGCACCTTGCCTGCCCCAATCTCCGACGCCGAGCGCGCCGTGCATCACTACAAGGCCGGACTCCTCCGGCTGGTGATGGCGCACATCGTGCGCCGGGCTTTGGTGCAGACGCATGTATCCGCCAATGATGTGCCCGAAGACATCATCGAACCCCAGCACCGGCAGGGCGTGGCCAGCAACGCCTGGAACGCCCTGCGCTCGCTGGAAATCATCGAGGCCGTCCCGATGGCCTTCACGGATGAGACCGCCGCCATTTACGGCGGCCGCATCCAGAACAAAAACCCGCACCGCAAAGGCGCGTGGGTGACCGCCTACCGGCTGGCCTCCCGCGCGAAAGCCGTGGCGTGGGCCAACGCCAACAACGTGCGTCTGGTGGACGCGGAACTCACCGCCACGCCGCCCGCGACCAACGGCGTGCAGATCGAATTAAAGGTCGGTTAAACATGAAAACAAACTGGCCACCGAGACCCCGAGGCACCGAGCTGAGCAGTTGTGGGGCACTGACTCAAGCTGCGAGGAAAACCCAATTAAACAACCTCTCTGTGTCTCGGTGTCTCTGTGGCTAACAAACAAAACAACGGAGGGCAAATTGAACGTAGAACTATCCATCACGCAGACCGCATTTCTCAGACTTTACCACGACAAGGTGGCCTATCTCATCGGCAAACCCCGGCGCGTCCTCGAAGACCTGCTGCACGAGGCCGAGGAAAACATCCACGCCGAAACCTTCAGCCTGCGGGCCAGCGCCGAGATCAACCGCGCCGCCTGCCTGAAAGTCCTGGGGAGGCTCGCATGAAACGCTCCCTCCTCGATGCCTTTCAGCAAATGCAGCCCACGCGGCTCTTCTGCCTCGGCTACGCCTGGCACCATCAAGTTTTTGGCGAACTCACCGGCAGCACCGTCGTGGATTCCATTGACGGCCAGGTGGCCGTGCGTTCGTTCCAAAGCAAACATCCGCACCTCACCCGCGTGTGGCTCGAAACTCCCGAAACCGCAACCAAATAAAATTATGTCCAAACAACGCATTAAAGTGGTGACGCCCGTCATCCAGACCCGCGACGAAGCCGAAGGCGTGATGAACGCGCTCGCCCTCATCGCCACCAACAAACGCATCATCGCCGGCCGCATGGACAAGGAAATCCTTGCCGTGCAGGAAAAATATTCCGGCCAGCTCACCAAGTGCGACGCCGTCATCGCCATTGAAGCCCAGAAGCTCGAAGCCTGGGCCAACGCGCACCCGGAGGAATTTCCGAAAAACAAGAAGTCCATCGAGCTGCTCGCCGGCACCATTGGCTTCCGCAAAGACACGCCGAGCCTCGTGCTGCTCAACCGCTCGTTCACCTGGGCGAAGGTGGCGTTGGCCGTCACGAAAAATAAATGGCGCAAGTTTGCGCGCGTCAAGATCGAGGTGGACAAGAATGCGATTCTCTCGCGCAGCGGCACCTTGGAAAAGCCCACGAAGTTTCAGCGCGAGACCTTGCCGGTGCTGGGCTTGAAGATTGTGCAGGCGGAAAACTTTTTCGTCGAACCCAACCTCACCGAGACGGAGGAAAAGCCGTAACGCTCCGCATGAGCCACCGGCACACTGAAAATATGGAACAGCCCAACACATTACCGATTGACCCGAACGCGCCGCTGCCGGTTGGTCTCCATGCGGTGGTTAGGCACGTCAAACAAGAGGA